CGGGCTAGAACCACGCAAGAGTAACGGTAAAAAAGTGTACGACTTGGACTACACGAAGGTCGAGGTTGGCAATGCCGATAAGTTTAGTGGCACTTGGTCAAAGGATTTCTAAGGGTACCCTGCAAGGTGCCCTGTCGGTGTGTGTTGTAAGTGATTGATTTGTATATCTTTATTAACAGGGTAGGGTAGGGTACTACTATTTAATAATAATAATAATAATAGTATATAGCCTATAAGGAGTAAGGAATACGGGTATAAGTTTTTCAAAAAGTTTGAGGCGCTGTACCCTGACCCTCGTACCCTGACAGCGGTGGAGAGCAAGATGGAAAGATTTGAATGGGACGATGACGCAAGCGAAGATGAGAACTTCAGGGTGTGGACTATTATGAATGCAGATGAACGCGACAGCGTAGGGCAAGCGCCTCTTCCAGAGGAAGAGGCGCGGAGGTTGTTCAACGAACTCAAGGAGAGCGGATGGCTGACGATGTAAAGCGCAAGCCGGGTAGACCGAGGAAGGAGCGCAAGCAATTGGTGGAGACACCGCAAGCTTTCCTAGCGGACGAAGAGGCTGGCATCACAGACATGCAAGCGGCTTTCGTGTGGCACTACACGGAAGGCGCGTGTGGGCAGACGGAAGCTGCGCGGAGAGCGGGGTTTTCATTTCCTGCCGCTGCCGCGACAAAGATGCTCAACGGCAACGACTTCCCAAAGGTGACGCGAGCAGTGCGAGTAAAGCAGGATGAGCTGCGAGAGAAGTACGCGATCACGCCACAGAAGACTGGCTCGATGCTGTGGAACATAGCCGAGACTGCATTCGAGAGCGGAGCGTACAACGCAGCGGTGAGTGCAGTGAAGGAGTTGAACCAGCTCGCTGGCCTCACGATCCACCGCAGTCAGAACCTCAACATCAACGCTGACTTGCAGAAGATGACGAAGGAAGACATCAAGGGCAGGCTGAACGAGCTGCTCGGCGTCGAGAAGGAAGTGAGCGATAAAGACCATTAACCTTGTCGGTTTGACGCATTGGCGAAATGAACTTCGTTCTGGCCCCGCCTCCCGCCCAGCCCCTCAAAATCTCGGAAAAATGCCGATATTATGTTAAATTGGGGGAAATCCTAACAAAATCAATGCTTTACGCGCCGCGCAAGCGGCGCTCTGGTTGCGTTAAGTCTGCGTGGCTCTGAGCAGGGCCGATACGGGCCGCGCCCGCGCTCACTACCGACTGGTTTATCGCGCGCCTGACGGCCCACAGCGCCATCTCATGCGATCCCGTGCGCGACAGTAGGAACCCTATGGGGTCGGAAAAAGCCTGAGAGATCGGCCTGTGGCGCGACCCCCGTACACCCCTATATAGCGAGCGCGACGAGCGCGATAGCTATAGCAAGGTTTGGCGCACTCAGTATCCAAAAATGTGTATGCCTAATTCCACGGGTTTGACCTCGACTTCAAATACCCACATCATGCACCCTAACCACATTTGGGCAGATCCTGATGTCTATGTTACCGTTTCAAAATTCAAGATCCGCATTCTTTGGCTCACGTCAGCCATTGATGCAGCAGGCGATATTCCGCCCTCAGCCTGCGTTCTTGCAGCAGCAACCCACACAATTCGGCCAGATGGGAGGAAGCTCTGGGCCAAACCCCCCGTCTTTGCAAGAAGTGCTATCCCAGCGCGGCTTTGATATGCCCGAAAGACCGACAGGTGTGCAAGATCAAATGATGAGGATGTTCAAAGACCCAGTTACAGGCGAAAACAGAACTGGTGGCGCACATGCTGCAAGCCACGCCGGATTACTAGGTGATTTTTACGGGCAAAACCCTGAAGCTTTTGAGATTGCAAAGCAGTACAACACCGACCCCACTCAATTTGGTGGCAAACCGTCTCCTACCAAATCGCTACAGCAACACATCATGCCGCCGATTGAAATGATTCAGCGACCCGGCGGCTCTGTTAGTTCGCCTGTAGACATGGAAGCTCAACGAGAGACGCAAAGGCGACAGCCTGATTACGGTCAACAAGTTCAAGAAATGCAATCGATGATGCGCGAGATGATGCAGATGATCTCTGCGCTGAGTAACCGAGGCGGTTTCGGCGGCGGTTTTGGTGGTTACTCTCCGCGCCAGCAGATGATGTTTGGCGGAATTGGCTCAATTCCTATGTCTAGGGGCATGTTTTACTAGATAGGAACCCTGCCCACCCTATTTTTGCGGGATGAACAAAAACTCAGGCTCGGATGAGCAGGGTTTGATCGTGAAATCAGGGTAAAGGTAACCCCGCAAAAATTTTATTTCTATTTTTTTTTCGCCTAAACTCCAGCGATGGCAGATTCAAGAAACAAGGGTGCGACATTTGAGCGCGATATCGTGAAGCGCATCAATGCGTTTGCCGACGAACACACCCTTGGTTTTACCTGCAAGCGTAACCTCGACCAATACCAAACCGCTGACCTTTGTGACATCCAGATCCCGCGCCACTCGATTGAGTGCAAGGCGTACAAATCTGGCTGGTGGTATGCGCCAGCTTGGTGGGAGCAGGTCTGTGCGGCTTGTGGCGACAACACGCCCGTTTTGATCTATAAGTTCAACAACAAAGCGATCAGGGTATGCCTGCCGCTTTACGCTATTAACGAAAATATGGCGCGAGATAACTCTCGAACAGCGGTTATCACTCTTGACGAGTGGTTTGATCTGTTGAAAGAGAGCTTTGACGGCCAACGAGAGGCTGCGTAATGGCTGGTATGGACGACATCGACATATTCGACAACCCATTTCGTGACCCAGTGTACGAAGAGCTTGGTTTTACCTTCGACCCAGACCGAAACCAATACTTTGAGGTGATTCAAGACCCAGAGTATGGCGCTATGCGCCGATACTATTCGCCTAGAGACCGCGAACCTGTCCCTGAGTTAAGTGATGCGCGTATGGCTTTTGACGAACAGCTTCAACGAGAGGACATGGCGCGGTATTTGTCACAAATGGGCGCTTTGGACGGTTTGGTAGGTGGCGTTTCCGATGCAGACATGAGGCGTTTTGGCCGCTCGAAGCCTAAAACGATGAAAGGCAAAAAAATACGCGACAATAAAAAGCTGAAAGCCATGAAGATGGCTCGCTTGATGAGTGACATTGGCTTAGACACCAACGCCAACAGCGGTGGTGGTGTAGGAAGTTTAGAAATGGACTTGTTTAGGCGCAGCCGATGAGTAGTTTTGATGATATCGACATCTTTGGCTACAACCTCGGCGGCTCTGTCAGCACGATGATGGGCAGGACGCCTGAACCTGAGCTTCCAGAGCTTACTCCAGCCCAGCTTGCGAACATCGGAGCTGCTTTTGCCGACCCTTTGGGCATGGTTGACATCACTGGCGAGTACCCTGAGTTTCCCGCAGCGGGTGTTTCTACTTCTGAGATGGTTATGGAAGGGCCAAGATCGCCCAGTTTGATGGAAAATTTGCGCGAAGGAGACTTCGGGGCAGCGGCGCTTCAGGGTGTGGGGGTAATTCCAATCGTTGGAGGAGCTGCGAGAGCGATTCGAGGCATGTTGAAGGGCACAGACCGTCTTGAGAAGGCTAAAAAGGCTGGTTTTGACACTGATACGGTGTATTACCACGCCACAGAAGTGTTCGATGATGATGCTCCGCACCCATCGTATGCTGATTTTGCAGAACTCAAACCTTCGAAGCGAGGAAAGTTGGGGCCGGGCGTTTATATGGCTGACGAACCTTCTTACGCTGAGAGATACATTCGTCATCAAAAAGGAGAAACCCTTGCTTACGGGCCAAAGGGTGATTTTGAAACGGGCGCTCGGGTTCTGCCGTTATTTGTGCGCGGCAAATTAGCGACCAAGAAAGAATACTTTGATGCGCTGGATAAAGTTCCAGACTTGCTGAAAGAAGAATTCGATGCAATCGATGCCGCCTTTGAGGGTAAATTTGGCGCGACATACGATGCACAGCAGGAAAAAAACCGGCTTCAAAAGCAAAAAGTGCAAGACATGTTGGCAGAAGACGGCTTTTCAGGCTTCAAAGTTGGCGAAGAGGTCGTAGTTTTCGACCCCAAAAACATCCGCTCGGTGAATGCTCAGTTCGAGGATCTCGATTCGCCTGAATTGTTGAAGGCGGAGGGTGGGGCCATAGACATCAACGACATCGATATTTTTGAGAGATAGCTCATGGGCATTAAAAAAGCAATCATCAGGGCGCAGGTCAACGACATTGGCCTGTACAGCAAAGCCGAAGATGTTGCCGAGAAGATGCGGCAAACGAAGGGCCGTGGTGATGATCTAAAACGATATTTCATGAAGCAGGGGGTGAAGGCCGAAGAGCTGGAAGCCCTTGGCTTGAACGATCTATTCCGCCAAGAAAGGGTCACTCAGCAAGAAATTTTGGATCGTATCGACTCAAA